TTTTTTCAGATCGGAGGTTTTTCCATGGTCCACGTTGGACACCCAGAAAAGGGGAATCCCACCACCCCCTCCCGGCCTCTTCGGCGGCGTCCTCGCCTGTGTGCCTGCGGCTGTCGCCGGCCGACGGTGATCTATCGCAGGAATGACCGGACCAGAGGCGTCGTGAAGGGCCAGGCGGCGACGTGGATCTACGGCCACCAGCACCGGGTCCATCGGCCGCTCCAGTGGAACGCGCACGATCCGGGATGGTACTTGGCGAAGATGAAATAGCCCTTCCTTGTGCGGGGATGGGGGCGCCGGTGCATACCCGACGACGCCGGCGCCCCACCCCGATTTAACGGATTGGACGGAGAGGAAAGGAGAGAGAGCGGCATGGTGAAACAGGATCACTTACACACGGACCCGGAACCGCAGAAGGCGGTCGCGTGTCCCTTCGCGAAGTGCGCGTCGAAGCCGATCCGGCTCGGGATGCTGACCACTCAGGGCGAGTGGTGGGTCTGGTGCAAGGTCTGCGGCTCGGCAGGCCCTCACGGCCATGGCGAGCTCGAGGCGGTCCAGCTGTGGAACGACCGCAACCTGCTCGCTCAGACGCCTCCCCAGGCATCGAAAGGCCCGAGCCCAGCGAAGATTGCGGCCTTTCTGATCGTGCTGTCGCTCGCGGCTGCTGTCGTGGCCGAGGCGGTGATGGCGTGAGGACGCAGCAGCAGGAAACCGCAGGAAAGATCATCACGGCCGCCCTAGCAGCGGAGATGCTCTACGTCCCGCCGGTCAAGTATGAGATCCCCAAGGGCTACGTCTGTACGAGGTGCGGCAAGCTCCTCGAGCATGGCGTCGACTGCCTTCCCCCGTTCGGGCTGAAGGTGAGCGTATGAGCCTGAACGACTGCGAGCGTCTCGAACTGGCAAGGATCGAAATCGACAACCTCCGGAAGATGTTCGACGACGCGAAGGCCGAGGTCGCGGAGATCCGCCGCCAGCGAGACGACGCTAGAGACGCGCGGGACAATTCCCTCAAGGCGATCGAGCGCATGGACGCGGCGATCTGGCGCGTCCTGACGAACGCCCACAACTGCGAGAACGCTTACAACGGCGGCCCGGACTGTCCAGGCTGCAATGCGATCGTCGGCCTCGGCGACTTCCGGCCTCCTGTGCCGATGTGCAAGCCCGACCCGCTCGAGGACATCATGCCGCCCGTTCCCGAAGCGGAAGGAACGGGATGGTGTTGCTGATGGAGACGTCCACTCATTGCTCCTGCTGTCATCGAGACGGAGTAAAGCTCGTCTCAAAGATCGAATACCGAGGGGATTATCAGGTCTGCAAGGAATGCGTGGATCACATAGCAGACTATGAGGCCGATCTCCCAGAGGAGATCGTTGGGAAGTGCCCGCAAGTCAAAACCTATATGGAATGCGAGGTATGCCCATGATCCGCCTCTGGCTCTCCGACTGGTGGAGCGGCTTCCGCTTTGGAGATCTGGCGGGCGAGCTGCTTGTCCTATTCTCGGCACTGTTCTGCGCCGTCATCCTGTTCGCTTTGTTCAGTAAGAAATCGAAATAGGAAGGAGAGAGAGATGGGAAGCCCAGAAGGAACCACAGTCGGGAAAGAACACGGCCAAGAACGGAGCGCCCACTGGCATCACGTCCGCGATCAATTCCTCAAGATCAATCCGAAGTGCGCGGCGTGCGGATCGACCGACGGCCTCGAGGTACATCACATCATGCCGTTCCATATCTGCCTGGATCTCGGGCGCGGATACGCCGAGCTTGATCCCAGGAATCTGATCACGCTTTGCCGGACGGGCCGCAACTGTCACCAGCTGCTCGGGCACCTGGACGACTTTTCGTCCTACTGCCTGACGATCAAGCTCATGATCCCGCACTTCAGGGTCTACACGGACGAAGCGGGGATCCGCGCGGACAAGTCCTGGCAGAATCATCACCTTCACCGGCCGCGCTTCAAGATGTATGCCGTGACCGACGGGGAGAAAGCCGCGCTGATCGACTTCATCGATACGCATTACCCGATCGCCAGCATCGAAGCGCCCGTCGAGGTGCCGGCATGAGGCACAACCATACCGCCCCGCTCGATCGGCTCTGTCCTGGCTGCTATGACGAGATCGCGGAGGACGAGAAGACCCGTCGCTTCTGGATCGGGATCCTCGTCGGCTTTTCGCTCGCCCTCGCTGGAGTCATTGCCTTTGTCCTGTTCAAGCTTGGACCGATGGGGAGATGAATATGAGCATGAGACCGAAGACGAAGACCAAGCGCACGACCTTGAAAGTCCCGGAGGATCTGTACTGCAAGGTCCAGGACATCGCGGACCGCAAGGGGCAGAGCGTCAATACGATCCTCAACGCCCTCTTGTGGGATGCGGTCGGGGGACGGTTTACGGCCGTCAAGTAACTGAACTATTATTCTGAATTCGTGTTGCATTTATTCATACGGGAAGTATAATAGATACATGAACACGAAGGAGACGAAGATGACGACGACCAAGGAAATCACCTTCAAGTGCGACAAGAACGCGAATAAGCGCGCCTACTACTGGTCGCGCGCTCAGATGCGGTGGTTCCCGATGCCGCTCGCCGAGGCTGAGCTCGCCGTCGCGACGGGCGCCGGCGTCTTCGTTCCGCTCACGCAGGTCTTCCTCGCGCCTGGGACGCCGCGGGGCTGGTAGAAACTTTAGAGAAGGGCCCACCACCCTCTCTCCTCGTGGTCGCGCCGGGTTCCCCCTAGGCGCGGCCCCATAGGGGAGAGGTAGGAGCCGGAAGGATGGAAACAATGAAGACGAAGCTAGTCGCCGGGTTCATGGTTGCCGCGCTCGTTCTCCTTGCGACGCGGATTGTCCTCAGGCTCGCGGAGCCAATTGTCGAGGATCCACCGATTCATATCCCGTATTTCGACGTGACACAGCATCCCTCGGACAAGGAGCTTGCGACGTGGGAGCTTGATGAAGCTCGCCGGGTTGACTGGGCCTCGACCGTCGAGACCTTCGACGCCGAAGGAAAGTGGAAGCTCGAGGACAAGGACCACGACGCGCGGTTCCGCGAGCAGATGCGGCAACTCGGTTGGGCCCAGAGCGCGGAGGATTGCTTGACGTCGAGGCGATAAGACGAAGGACGATTCGAGAGAAAGAAGGGCTGACGATGAAAAAGATCAAGCGGTGTGATGCGGCGGAAACCTCTGGCGAGGACCCAGTCGACTGCTCCCTCCCCGCTGGTCACGACGGAGCCCACAGAAGCGCGGAGTGGAGCCGCTATGACGCGAAAGGTCAGAAGATGAAACGCGGCAAGCAATGGCTGGTGTGGACCGGCCGCACCATTGGTGAGTCAGAGTTCTAAGGATTGAAAGGAGACGGTATGTGGAACTTCGATGACGTGGCGGTAGGCGATCTGGTCACGGTGGAGACGCCCATCGGAGACTCTCTCACCGGCATCGTGGCCGAGTTGGACCCGTCGAACGGCCTCGCAAGGCTTCATAACGGGTGGTGCATCCACACGACGGACAGGATGACCTTCCATCGCAAGCCCGAGCCCGTGAAGGAGATCCCGGCCGGGGTCACGATGATCAAGGTTCCCGACTGCAACCACGACTTCAGCGAAGGCCAGTGCATCTACTGCCGGGTTCACGGTTCTTAGCTTAGAGGGTAGACGAATGGGCGTATACGATCCCGGATTCGATCCCGGCGAGGAGTTGGGGCAGATGGACCACGATGAACTTCTAGAGGAGGTCATCAAACTCCGCGCCGAGGTGGAGAAGCTGCGCGGCCTTGGGACGGGAGTCTATGCCGACGCCAAGGAGGTCGCCCGCGAACTGGAGCAGACGAAACTTCAGAATGACGAACTGAAGGGGCTCCTTCTCCAGGTTCTCAGGGACCATGACAGAGGGCATTCGCCGTGTACCTGTGTCGAGATCAGGGGACACGCGACGAAAGCGTCTGCTGCACAAAAGCGGAAGGACGAAGCGGTATGAGCTTTCGATCTCGATTCACTCGTTCCCTGTACGACCCGGAATGGGTTCTCGGGCAGATTAAGGATGGCTTCCCGAATATGAGCGATGCCGACAAGGCAACGGCGCTGGAGGAGGCGTGTCACGCCTTGATCTTCGAGAGGAACACGCTCAGTAAGGTCGAGGATCTGACGTGCAAACTCGCCGCTGAGTTCGGATACGAGCTTCGCTGAAGAACGCTTTGGAGGTAGACGGTATGCCGACCACGAACCCGGACAAGGAACTGATGATGCATTGCCCAGCCTGTAAGGCGGATTCGCTGGGCTGGCTGTGGACGCCATCGAAGGCGGCGAAGTCCTCGCTATGCCCGCATTGCATGACGTGGACCCCGTGGGACGAGTTGAAGCAGCCGGACTAGACGAAAGAGCTATAGCATGAGCGTCACTTTCACCAGGTCATGGGCGATGCCGAACGCGAAGACGTTCCGGATTCCGCCTATCAAGAAGCTCCTGGCCGTGTGGCTTGGGACGTGCTCCGTCGTGGTTGATCCATTCGCCAGAAACTCGCGCTGGGGGACTATCACAAACGACCTTGACCCGGAGACTATTGCCGACTACCACCTCCCCGCCGACGAGTTCGTAAAAACGCTCGCTGGGACGGTCCTGGCCGACGCAGTTCTCTTCGACCCTCCATACTCCCCCACCCAGATGATTCGGGCCTACAAGGGGCGGGCAAACGGTCAGACGGCCAAGCTGTACAAAGCGGTCAAGGATGGGCTGGACGTGATCCTTCGACCTGGTGGGATCGCTATCTCGTTTGGCTGGAGCAGCGGCGGATTCGGGAAGACCAGGGGCTACGAGCTGCTCGAGGTCCACCTGGTAAACCACGGGGGAGCCCACAACGACACTATCGTAACCATCGAACGAAAGGCGAAGGGTCAATCGTGACTACGACGAAGCCGACGCGGGAAGAGTTGATTACCCTCTGGGCCGAGAGCCTGAAGGCATACTCCGAACACCGAGCCGCCCTGGAGAAATACGAAGTTGCCAGTCGCGCCTACTGGAGCGCCTGGGAGGCCGCTGGCGGGCAGCATGGTTCCCACGAGAGCCTTCATAAATCCGAGAAAAAATGAGCCATCTTATTACCGTCCCGCTAGAGCTTGCCGAGGCGAACGAGCTGGTAGCCCGTTGGCATCGGCACCACAAGCCCGTGGTGGGCTACAAGTTCGCCATCGGCGCGATGAGCGTGGACAGCACCATCGTATTCGGCGTGGCAATCTGTGGGCGGCCCGTGGCGAGGATGAGCGACGACGGATGGACCTTGGAGGTCACCCGCGTTGCTACAGACGGTACGGCGAACGCCTGTTCGTTCCTGTACGGGGCCTGCTGGCGGGCAGCTCGGGAACTCGGCTGGAAGCGGCTTATCACCTACACGCTCAAGACGGAGCCGGGGACGACGCTCAAGGCTGCCGGGTGGAAGCTGATCGGGGAGCGCGGCGGCGGCACATGGAACAGGGCGAACAGGCCACGGGTGGACAAGGCCCCGCTCGGAGTGAAGCTTTTGTGGCAGATGCAGTAGACGATTCCCAAGAAGGGACTACATCCAAATGATTTGTACAGTCTGTGGATGGCCCATCAAGCTGCCGGGCGGCTGCGCCTGCGCTAACCCGGAGAAGCAAGCGAGAGAACTAAAAGAGGCACACGAAGCCGGTGAGCGTCTTGTGAAGCTCATCACGGATAAGTTTCCTGACTTTGGAAAGGCGGGGGCAATGGAAGACCTGAAGACCAAGACCGTCGAGGAACTGCGCGTGATCTCCGACGCTGGCGAGGCGGCCGGGCGTGAGCTTGGACGGCGATACGCCGAGGAGTCCCGCAAGGTCGAGGAGAGGATGGCCGCCGGGACCGAGCCATTCAAGGCCGAAGAACTGGAGTTCGCCAAGGAGTCCGTCTGTCCTTGCGGAGCCAAGCTGGCCTATCCGAAGGGAGTAGGCCCCCATAGCTATTGGGACTGCTCCGCGATCCTCATGGATACCGTGCCGCACGTCGGCCAGCCTGGAGCGGTAACCCACACAGGCAAGAAGCCGTTCGCGTTCTGGAAAGTGAAGTAGACAAATCCAGCGGTGTGAAGTAGTCCTTACAACTGAGGAGAGAGGCGATGAGCTACGAGCAGACCTGCGACCATTGCCCGAAGATGGTTCCGCCGCGAAAGCCTGCGGGCATCTCGGTAGTCCTTCAGAACTGCGCCGGATGCTGGAAGAAGTTCCACCTGTGTAAGGGTTGCCGGTATACCTGGGTCGCCTGCTCGGAGGAGTGCCGGATCAAGTGGCGCGAGGAGGCCGCGAAGGGCCTACCGAAGGAGCCGCTACTCCCGCCGATGGGCGCGAAGGCCAAGAAGCCCAAGGGCTACGCGGTGTACCAGAAAGAATTGTATGCTGACTTACTAACGAAAGGCGCAGCGATGCCGATTGAGAGATACATAGGCGAGGGCTGGACCTTCTACCATGAGGAAGAAACCACCCTGCTTTGCGACGGGTGTGGAAAGGTCTACAAGGCGATGGTGTCGAACTACGTCAGTAAGGACAAGACCCATCAACTGATCCTGAAGCCCCTGTGTCCGAATTGTTTCAAGGGCGACGCTACAGCGGTATGAACTGCAGCAAGTGTTCGTCCGAGCTTAGATGGTGTTACGAGTGCGGATCTGTCATCTGCCCTCGATGCGATCATGGGGGTTTGTTGCTGGAGCCAGGAAAACCAGCAGGACTTCAGGGACCTGGGCGGGAGCGAGCCCCTGCTAGCTCAAGCCTTAGTGGGGTGCAACTCCCACAGCCCCCGCCATTTTCGTTTTAGTGAGGAACCATGATTATCGAAACTAGAGGGTGGGTAAAGATCGGGGACAAGTACGGTCATATCTGCGGTTCTGGTTGGGGGATGAACCTGAGCTGTCCAATCCATAAAGCACAGGGATTTTGAACGCAACGGTCGAGGAGATAGACTATGCCCATGGACATCGACAAGCTCGAAGCCGGCCCCGCTCTCGACGCCCTCGTCGCCGAGAAGGTGATGGGGCTTGAAGTGAACCGTCATGAAGGGCGGCGAGATCCTTGTCTTTGCTCTCTGGATATAACTCGGGAGCAGGAGAAATCCTTCTGCGCGGGGCCGCTCCCGAAATACTCGACCGACATCGCCTCGGCCTGGGAGGTCGTCGAGAAGCTACTCCCGCTGATGGTCGACCTCACGAATCATGATCGGCGTCGTAGGTGGCGCTGCGTCTTCTTTGATCGCGACGGCGGAAACGACGGCTTCATCCCTGAACTGAAGACGAAGTTTCAAGAATACACGGTATGCGACGATGCCCCCCTCGCGATCTGCCGCGCCGCGCTGAAGGCGGTCGGAGCATGAGTCGTCGGACCTGGCGCGTCCTGGGCGATCGCTGCATCGTCTGCCGTCGCCGGGCGATCGCGGAGATGATCGTCTGCAAGCGTCACCGGAACACGCGCGCCAATCTCGGATACGTTCGCCTCCCTGTCATCATCGAGCCGAAAGCGTTCGTTCTCCGGTGAGAGTGTGCGCCGTTAGTGGCTAACTCGCATCAATCTCGCACACTTTAGACACACTTTCCGCAATCCACCCCCGCCCCCATAGCCTAAGCGTCCCTGTCGGGTTACGTTCGGTGCATGGACACGGGCGGCGCTTCCAATCCAGGCGGGAACGGCGTACACATTCCCGGCGAGCACCCGACCCAGTCCTCGGCGGTTCCTTCGAAAGAAGGGGCCCCGGTAGAATCGCCCAGCGCGGGCGCGTCTGCCGGCGCTCCCTCGACGCTCACTCCCAAGCAGCACGCCGTCCTCGCCTGTCTCGAGGAAGGCCTGACGAAAACCGGCGCCTGCCGCGCGGCGAAGATCGCTCGCCAGTCGCTCTATAACTGGCTCCACGCCGTAGGCACCGACGGCCATCCGACGCCGAACGCGGTGGAGTTCCGGAAGCAATTCGATCATGCCTACCAGGCTGGAACGGACGCGCTGATCGACGAGGCGAAGCGCCGAGCGGTCGAAGGCTGGGACGAGGAGCGCGAATTCGGCACCGTGCGGAAGTACGACTCGACGCTCCTGATGTTCCTCATCAAGCAGCGCGATCCATCCTTCCGCGAGAAGTACGAAGTCACGGGCGCGAATGGCTCGCCGCTGCATCCCGCGAAGGTGACGCTCGACGTCAACCACACCTACGCCGAGGCGCTGAAGTCGCTGACCGACGCCGAACTCGAAGCCCACAATGCAATTGCTTCAAAACTCCTGGCCCGATCCAGCGGATCGCTTCCGCTTGGGCCGAATTGAGATGGCAGGACGGACGCCGGGGCGCCTGATGGAATACGATTCCGACGGCCGCCTGAAGCTGTTCGACCTGTGGCGTCTCTTCGACGCCGTCGCGATCGGGCTCCTCGTCGGGCTCTGGTCGAACGCGCTTCTCATGACCCCGCCCCAGCATGGCAAGTCGAAATATTGGTCCCAAGGCTTCCCCGTGTTCTGTCAGGGCAAGCTTCCGAACTCGCGCGTCGTGCTTGGTTCCTACGGCGCGCAGTATGCGGCTAGCTGGGGCCGCGCATCGCGCGACACGATGAAGCGCGTCGGGCCGGATCTTTTCGGCCTGACCGTGCGCGAGGACGTCGCGGCGGCGAACGAGTGGAAGGTCGCGGATCTGAAGGGCGAGCGCCTCTACGAAGCGGGCATGATCACCGCGGGGATCGAAGGCGGCGTCGCCGGCCGCTCCGCGGACATCGCGATCGCCGACGACCTGATCGCCGATGATGCTTCAGGCGAATCGAAGACCATCAAGGACAAGGTCTGGAATTGGTGGGAAGCTGAGCTTTCCGCCCGCCTGCAGAAGGGCGGGAAGCGAATCATGATGATGACCCGCCGGGCGGTGGACGACCCTCCCGGCCGGATCCTCGACCTGATCGAAGCCGAGAAAGAAGTCTGGAAGGTCATCGAGCTCCCCGCCATCGCCGAGAAGGATGAGGTCTACGAGTTCCCCGCCATGGAGTTCCAGGGCATGAAGTACGAGCCCTATACCTGGCGCCGGGCTGCAGGGACCGCGCTTGTTCCCGAGCTTCATCCCATCGAGGAGCTCCGCGACGTCGAGAAAGGCCGCGCGCCGCATGTCTGGGCGGGCCTATACCAGCAGCGTCCCTATCCCCGAGGGGGCGGCGATCTCAAGGGCGAATGGTTCCAGATCGTCGACGCCGATCCCGCCTGTACCCGCTGGGCGCGCGCGTGGGACCTTGCGGCCTCGGAGTCGCCGACCGCGAAGCAGACGGCGGGCGTCAAGATCGGCAAGCGTAGGGAAGGCGAGGCGAACAAGTACCACATCGCCGAGGCAGAGGCCTTCCGGCTCTCTCCAGGCAAGCGGAATAAGCGCATCCATGAGACCGCGAAGCGCGACGGTAAGAGCGTGCCCATCATCATCGAACAGGAGCCCGGCTCTGGCGGTCCCGCGCAGGTCGAGGAACTCAAGCGCCTCCTCGACGGCTTCCAGGTCATCGCCGTTCCGGCTTCGCGCGACGGTTCGAAGGAGATGCGCGCGGAAGGCATGGCAGCTCAGGCCGGGATCGGCAATTTCACGATGCGGAAAGCTCCGTGGAACCTCGACTTCATCCAGGAGGCGAACTCCTTCCCCGCCGGCCTGATCGACATGATCGACGCCGCGGCGCACGCTTATAACTATCTGGCGGGCTCGCCCGGGCCGGTCAAGGTTCCGCTCGGCTATACAGGCCTCGCACTTCCCGGCACGCGCCTGTTCGGCTCCGGGAGGCTCGCTTGAAGGGCTTCTTCGGCCGCCTCCTGGGACTCGCGACCGACTCGCCGGCGGAGGCTCCTCTCAGGGAAGGTTCCGTCCTGCGCCAGCACTTCATCACCCAGATCTACGCCCGCGTGGTCGATACGATCGGCCTCTTCAACCCGAAGGCCGTCACGATCAATCAGCGGCTCCTGATGCGGAACAATGCCGACGTCGCCTTCGCGATGGCGGTGAATCGCGGGCCGCTCATCAATGCCCAGTGGACCATCTCCAGCCGCGACGACAAGATCAAGGCGTTCGTCGATCAGCAGATGCGCAAGCATTACCGGGCGATCGCCAGGTCCGCTTCGCTCGGGATCGGCTATGGCTATCAGGTAACCGAGAAAGTCTGGAAGTCCGGGCCGGTCACGGTCGAGATCGAGGATAAGGTCGGCGGATCGAAAACTGTCACCTCGATCCCGATGGCCTGGACGTTCGACCGCTTCAAGTCGATCGATCCCCGGACCATCGTGCTCCACGTCGATCCCAAGACGGACCAGTGGGACGGCGTTCAGCAGTACGTCTACCTCCAGCCGAACGTGAACCAGAATCCCTCCGCGCTGATCGGTCCCGAGCGCGTCGGCCTGTGGATCCACGGGAAGGACGACAACTTCGGCCGCCTTACCGGCCGCGCGATGCTCGACCAGATGTTCACGCCCTGGTGGAACGTCGAGTCGCTCGGGATGTATGCGAACCGCTACTTCGAGACGAAAGGCGATCCGACTCCTGTCGGCCGTGCTTTGCTCGACGGCCTGGTCATGCCGGACGGCACCCGCATGGACGGCTTGGAGTTCATGAGCGGCGTCCTCAAGATGCTGAAGGGCGGCAACGGCGTCGTCATCCCTAGCGACCGGGACGATAAGGGAAATTACAAGTACGACATCGAGTTCAAGCACGACGATAAGCGCGGCGATCAGTTCGAAAGCATCCTGAAATATTGGGACGGCAAGATCCTCCAGGCAGGCCTAACTCCGCCGCGCGTCGGCGGAGCTCATGCGGGCAGCGGTCTCGGGACCAAGGACGCCGGCGTTCAGCAGGACCAGCACGCCGAGTTCATGGAGTCGATCCTTTACGACTTCATCGACTACGTCAACGAGCAGTACGTCGACCCAATGGTGATCTACAACTTCGGCCAGGAAGCCTTCGAACAGTCCAAGACCCGCCTCGTCGTCTCGGGCCTCTCCGCCGGGATGAAGTCCATGCTGAAGGAAATCCTCTTCAAGGCCTTCGACGAGGAGATGACGCTCGGCAGCGGGAAGAACATCCCGCTCTATAAGCGCCTCGACTGCCCCGCGATCATGAAGGAGCTCGACGTCCCCATGCCTTCGGCGGAGGAGCTCGCCGAGCTCGAGGCGGACCAGGAAGAAGCCAACCAACAGGCCCAGCAGATGCAGGATGCCGCGCTACAGGGCGGCGGTATGGGCGGCGGCGGAAAGCCTCCGCCCTCGGGTGAAGGGGATCCGTCCGAGATGTCCCTCGCCACGTTCGGCCAGGACCATTAACGAGAGAGGATCGACAGATGGGCGAAACGGTTTTCCCGGGAAACAAGAGCTACGGCGCGGTCAGGATCGCCGCGTTCGGCTCTCTGGTCAACGGCGACACGATCACCATCGGCGATAAGGTGT